CTATGGAATCAAGTAATTTGTGAACATATGCAAGACAAAATGGTATGTAAGATTATTAGTTACCTCTAAATTGGACTTGTAGTATAGAGACAACCTCACTAAATCATGGATTTTCGCATTGCTCAGTGTGTGCTTGGTGCTCAAGAACCCACTAAAATGGAGCAACCTTTTGTTGATCTCTTAAAACAACATCTTGCTCTTGATAATAATAAATTGAGAGAAGATTTTGTATGCTCATTGTTGGGTTATACACCATCATATGGTGGACAAGGTTATCCTGATGGATATAAACCTGATGGCACTTGTGTAGATAACAAGTCTGGTCCTTCTGTTGTATTTCCAGATGGTGCTCCAACTCTACCTAAGAAGATTGATTGGGATATTCTTGTGCATCAGTTCACAGATAATGGTGAATTGATTTATGTTGCAGAGGTTAAAGTCATTGACATCATTGATGAATTGATGGAGAGTGCATTATACTATACCAAGAAAGGTGGACGTATATCTCCTCAGGTAAGTTATGGTGTTTGGTTAAACAAACCTAACACTAAAGTTTTGTATAAGAACCCTGAACTCTTTGAAAGAAATAAGAATGGTAGATTGAAGAAGTTCTATGACTTACTCAACCAACTTCCTGTTAATTAAAGTTAGTTACCTCTAAACTGGACCTATATTACAAGACACACATTGATGATCACTCTTCGTCCCCACCAGCAAACTGCACTTAACACTTTGCGCACCCATTCTTTGGGTCAGGTTATTGTTCCTACTGGTGGTGGCAAGACCTTGATTCAAATTAAGGATGCAATGTGGCGTTTTGAGGTTAAGCAGCACAGGACAATCCTTGTGGTTGCTCCCAGATTGTTGCTTGCTAATCAACTCTGTGATGATTATCTTCAGCACATTGATAATGCAAATGCAATTCATGTTCACAGTGGTGATACAAAACATTTCAGAACCACTAAACCTGAACAGATTAGACTTGCCAATGAAATGTGCAAAACTGTTGGTGTTCATAGTCTTATCTTTACCACTTATCATAGTCTGCATCGCATTGTAGAGAGTGGAATTGACATTGATACTGTTTACTTTGATGAGGCACATAACAGTGTTCAGCGTCACTTCTATGGTCCCACTGATGTACTTGCTGATAAGGCAGATCGTGCCTTCTTCTTTACTGCTACACGCAAATGTTCTGCTGTTGCACATAAACCAGGCATGAACTGGGTTGAGACTTATGGTCAGGTGATTGCTAGGGTTTCTGCACCTGAACTGGTGGAGGGTGGTTATATTCTTCCTCCTAAAGTTAAGGTGATTGAGATGGATAAGCACCCTGTAAAGTCCATCACTCCTAATATGGATGCAGAGAACATTATGGCATCTATTGATGACTTGAAACTGAAAAAGATTCTTGTTTGTGTCAAGACCACCAAGCAGTTGACGCAACTTATGCAGACAGATTTTGCATATGAGTTGCAACAAAGAGATTACAATTATCTCTACATCACTGCTAAAACTGGTGCTGTAATCAATGGCAAGAAAGTATCTAGGGAGAAATTCTTTGACACTCTGAACACTTGGGGCAAAGATCCTAGCAAGAAATTTGTTGTTCTTCACAGGTCAATCCTGTCTGAGGGTATCAATGTGAGTGAGTTGGAAGGTGTTGTGTTCATGCGCAACATGGATGCCATTGAGATGACTCAAACCATTGGTAGGGTTATTAGAATTGGGCAGAAGTCCAAGACTTATGGTATGCTTTGTGTGCCTGTTTATTCTAATGTAGGTATTGCCACTGAGAGAAGTATTCAGAGGGTTGTTGACACTGTATTTGAAAAAGGTGAGATGCTTGATTCTATTGTGAAGAGGTAATGAACTACACTAAAACACAACTAATTGATGCACTTGTGGCAGAATATGATTATCTCTGCCATGATGATTTTGATCCAGAAGTAGATCAAACTCCAGAAGAATACCATCAGTATTTGATTAAAATGACCATTGATGAGTTAGTGGAAGAAACTAGCACAGGTGAAGGATACACTTTAGATGAGTGGATGGAGCATTGGGGATGAAAGGACAACCAACAAATAGTAACATCCTGGATGTTAATCCAGGACCATTATCCTTCACTATAGGTGATTGGGATGATGCACAATTATTCTATGCAGCAGTTCCTATCAATGGAAATAAACTTGCTATTGTTCATCAAGCAAACATCATCAAGATATGCAGGAACACACAATCTGCCAGAAACTTTATAGCAAAGCACCAGAAAAAACGTAAGAAGATTGTTAGTTACCCACAAAGTGGACCTATTGTATGACAAGCACCAAAATGACTCAGACACACATTGAACATCCTGAAGACACCATTCTGACTGGTGATCTGTCTGCCATTGAAGCACTCTACTGCAAAGAGAGTAAAGTATCCATGAAGATGGATGGTATGTCATTAGTTTGGGGCACCAATCCTGACAATGGTGAGTTCTTTGTCTGCACAAAGGCAGCATTTAACAAGAAGAAAGACAGAAAGTGTTACAATCATGATGATCTTTACAAGCACTTTGGTCATCAAATGCCAGTGTTTGAGGTTCTATCACATTGCCTGAAGTATCTGCCCAGAACTGAGAACATCTATTGGGGTGATTGGTTGGGGTTTGGTCGCACTCATGTTGTGCAACAAAATACCCTAACATATGTTTTTGCAGAGAAACCTTCACAAAAACTTATCATTGCACCTCACACTAAAGTAACTATTGCTGGTGAATTTTGTAATGCTATTTGTGAACCACTGGATGAGATCTTTGATGATACTGCTATCATCAAGTGGGTACAACCTTCAGTTGATCGTATGCCACCAACTGAGTTTGACATCACTGATTTAGATACAAGCAAGGTACAGTTTATGTCTCCTTCAGAGGCATCTGTAGCACTCAGGAACATCAATGGATTGATTAGAGAGGGTGTTGACCTTACTGACACTGTTTTACTTGATGTGTTGGGTGACATCTACCTTGTCAATCTTTACCTGATGGTGGTAGAGATGAAAGAGGAAGTTATGGACAGTTTCATCATCAATGATGCCCCAATGTCCTTCATCTATGATGACATTCAGGTAGATGGTGAGGGGTTTGTTATGACAAATGAGTATGGAACTTTCAAACTGGTTGATCGTCCATGCTTTGCTTATGCTAACTTCAACTCAGGCAAATTTGCAAAGAATTAAAGTTAGTTACCTCTAAAGTGGACCTATAGTATGAGAACACAATCAATGGCAAAAACAATCTTCCAACTTAACACAACCAATCAATCCCAATGGGATGATATTATGGGTCAAATGTGTCAGTTTGTCAGTGAATCAAATGCTGACATTGATATGGCATATGATTGGGTATGTGAGATGATGGAATGTGATGGTTTTGTAGAGAATGAAACAGCATGGGATAGTTTCTATGATACATTCACTGAAGCATATGCTGCTGCTGAATGAACATTATTGATCAAACATTTCAACCCTATCACACTTTTCTAATGCAAACTGCTGAACTTTCTATCACCAACCTTGGTGCTGATAAAACTCTTTTCCTGCTTGAAGCATTGCTTGAAACTGTTAATAATCAATGGAAGGTCAATTCTATTGAATCAGGCAGGTGTGTTTATACTAACTGGGAATATGAAGTAGGAAAGAAATATATTAAAGTATGGCAATTCAGGGTCATCAAAGGTGAGAGAGATACTGGCAGGAGTTGTGCTATGTTTGTTGATAAAAATACTGGTGCTTGCTATAAACCAGCATCATACAAAGCACCTGCTAAAGGTATCAGATTCTGGATCAATCAATTAGCAGACAACCCAGATATTTGTGATCAGCATGGTTCTTTTCTTTACATTCGTTAATAAATATAACAACCCCTATGAACATTCTAGTGACTGAAGACAAACAAATTGTTGAGATTCCTGATGGATCAGAATTGATTGATGATACATTTTATGTCTGGAAAACTAGGTTTGATTTGCACTCTACCATGACAAAAGAAGGGAGGAAGATGCTCACCTCCCTAGAGAAAGATGAGGCAATTAAGATGACTAGATGGCATCTTAAATGTGAGCAGGATGGTACAATGAAAGACTACACTTATATCATTGGTGATGCTTTTGTGAGTGGAAAACTGTAGATAGATTGTTAGTTACCTCTAAAGTGGACCTATAGCATAAGCACACTTCAAAATTATGAAATTCACCATCACTGACAAAAAAGTATTGATTAACAACATGAATCACACTGTGACTGCTGTTAATGGATTAGATAGAGTTGCAATCAATACTAGGTTGCACTATATCAATGAAGAACTCCTTAAGTTACGCACAAAGCAGTCTGAGTTAGTTGCAATGA